TGAGCCCGCCCTTCGGGTTCTGGCCTTCCTTGCGCTGCCAAGCCGGCGAGGACATGGCGTTACGCCGAGAAGATGCCGACCGCGAGGACGGTGACGCCCGCGCCGGTCGTGATTTTCCACGGGCCGGTGACCGCCGCCGCTTCGATGTCCACGTCGTAGACGCCGACCGGCGTGTTGGCCGGGATCGCGAGGATCGTGGTCGAGCCGTCGATCACCGAAACCGTCGAGGTAGCGGCGGTCGCGACGGCGACGACGAGGCGGTGCAGGTAGTCGCCCGCAGCGCCCGTGACGCCGAGAACCTGGTTCGACTGCGAGACCGCGACGGTCTCGTACTGGTAGCGGTAGGGGTAGCTGACGCCGGCCATCTGGGCCTCCTCAGGACAGGAAACGGAGCTTGTAGATCGTCGCGTCGATCAGCGACGCGATGGTGTCGATCTCGTTCTGCAGCTCGGAGCGGTCGGGCAACCGCTTGCGCTGCTTCTCGACGTAGGCCTTCTGGTCCTCGAAGTACGAGACCATCGCCTCGGCGCCCTTGCCGCGGGGGCTGTCCATGCGGGCGACGAACTTGCCGACGAGGCCATAGCAGCCCTGATATGCCTCGACCACGCCATCGACGAGGCCGGGGATCGCCTCGTAGTACTCGCCCACCGCCTTGTGCGCGGCGTAGCTCGAGGTGGACCAGTGCATGAAATGCGCGGCGATGGCGGTGCAGAGCATGTGGCCTGCGAACTCGCCCATCGCGGCGTGGTACTCGCTCGACTCGCTCATATCCTGGCGCTCCTGCTGCGCGTTTCGTGCGCGGCCCACATGTCGTTCAGCGTGGCTGCGTTTGCGGCGCCGACGAGCAGCGGGCGGTCGGCCCGAGGCGGCTCGACGGGCGCTTCCTCGCGCCACGCGACGGCCAGCATACGGAAAGCGTCGGCAGGATGCGAGGTCCAATCATGCCTAGGCGTCGCCCTGAAGGCGCGCTTGTCCTCGTCGTACTCGCGCTGGTACTGGCGCAGCGCCTCGATGCCCTCTCGGCAGCGCTCGGCATCGAACCAGCAGCGGGGCAGCACAAGGCGCGCGGCCTGAATGCCGTCCTGCACGCCTAAATCGGCCACGATCTGGAACTTGCCGATGCCGCCCAGCAGCGCCGCAAGCTGCTCGACCACGCTGCGGCCTCCGCTCGCCAGCGTCTTGGCCCGGGCGTCGTGCGGGAGGTGGTGGCGGGCGTAGCGGAAAGGCTTGCCCGCGACGACCTCGGCCAGGTCCGCGACGGTCGAGCCGCTGCTGGCGTGGTAGTCGATGAGGTGAACCTCGCCGCCAGCGACCTGATAGAACCAGATGGCGGTGTCGTCGCGATAGCCGATGTCCCACGCCGTGAACACCGGGCGATCGGGATCATGCGGGACGCGCCCGATGCGGCCCGCGTCCGAGGCCTCGCGCATCTCGACGCCGTAGAACGCCCCGAGGATGGCCGCTTCAAACGAACACTCGTACTCCTGGTCGTACTGGTCCTGCGTCAGCTGCGCGCGGAGCGCGTGCAATTCGGTCGGCGGAAGGATGCCCGAGGCGCTGGCCGGCAGGCGCAGGCAGAACCAATCGGGCGATCGCTGCGCGGCGTCGAAGGCCTCGTAGAACTGGTTGCGCCCTTTTGGCGTCCCGCCGATCACCGCCCAGCCCTGCTTGTCCGAGAGCGTCGGGCGGATGACGTTGCCCCAGACGCTCGGCCGGAAGTCGCCGTACTCGTCGAGGTAGACGCCGTCGAAGCCAAGTCCGCGCATGGCGTCGGCGTTGTCCGCGCCGAATAGCTGGATCTTCGATCCGTTGCGCGTCGTGAGCAGCAGCTCGGCCTCGTTTACGCCAGCGGTGGCGGGCGCGGCGAAGCGCTTGAGGTAGTCCCACGCGACGGACTTGGCCTGCGAGCGATACGGCGCGACATAGGCGTAGTGCGCGTGCGGCCGCTGCGCGGTGATCGCGGCTCGGATCAGGTCGTTGACCGCCGCGACCGTCTTGCCGGCGCGGCGATGCGCGACGAGGCAGGCCCAGCGCTGGGTGCGCTTGTGAAACGGCAGGAACGCCCTCCGAGGCGCGTAGGGCAGCCGCACGGTCTGCACGCGCGGCGCGCTCACTCGGGCTCGCTCCATTCATAGCGGATGACCTGGGGGCCGCCCTCGGGGCCGGTTACCTCGGTGCGCGCGAGCTTCGGCACGTGGTACTCGACCAAGTCCTGGATGCAGCGAAACGCAGCCAGCGGCCCTTCCTCGGCCTCTATGCGCTCGAGCAGGTGACCGAGGCGCGGCGTCTGCTGCTCCACGAACGCAGCGATGGCCTCGCGGGCATTCGCGGTCGAGCGGTTCGGTCGCCCGGCCCTTGATCCGCCGCCGGTTTTCTTGCCCTTCGCCATGGCAGATTATCGCAAATCGCGATCAGGCATGGTCTGCATGGCCGGATGATGCCCCTCCCCACGCCATGCGTCAACCGCATAACGCCCTGCGTTCGCCGCCGCACCTCCGACCCGAAACGCGCTAGAACCGCCCTAGGAGCGCCGAAGCCCGGTCGCCCGCTACCCTGCCTAGGGTCAGGGGGCTTCAGGCGTTCCAGAGCCATCCTCGGCGCTTCTGGAGGCATCAGAGGCGAACCGGGACCGGAACTTCGCCATCGCGGCGTCAAACTCGGCTTTCTGGGCGTCGGTCATGGCCGAGTACTTGCCCGAGGGCTTCGACCCCTCGACCGGCAGGGCCACTGCCCGGCGCAGCTGGTGCCGCAGCGCCTTCGCCTGCGCGACCTCGGCCTCGAGGTGTTCGACCAGCTCGGCGTAGCTCGGAAACCACCGGAACTTGCGCGCCGCCGCGTCGAGGCTCGACCGCGTGAACGCGCTGGCCGGAAATTCCAGCATCGCCGCGTAGGCCCGAACCTTCGCCAGCCCGTCGGCCTCGCCCGGCCTCGTCGCCGTCAACGTGCCGAGCGCCGTCACGAACCGCTCGGCCAGCGCCTGCGGTGCGGGCTGCAGCGCGGCCTCGGCGGCGACCAGCGCGCGCTCAGCCTCGGTCTTCTGCGTCGAGGAAATCGACAACGGAGCGCCCGGCTGCTCGGTCTGCATCCTCCCGAGCAAGGCGCTCAGCGTGAACGATAAACCCGTTGCGTTCGGTGCGAGATCCTGTGCCATTGCCCTGCTTCCTTTCGCTGCTGCGGCGCACCCAGTTGCGCCAGGTTGCCGACCAGTTGACCTTCCGCCCGTCCGCGCCGGGCTTGCTGTGCCAGTAGTCGCGGAACGACGCCGCCTCGCGCTCGACCGCGACGCCGAGGGCGCTGGCGAAGGCGCGGTCCTCGTCTGAAGGCGACCAGTCGTCGGGCAGGCGGGTTCCTCGATCGGCGCGCGGCGAAGCGCGCGCTCCTAAGGATCCAGAACTGTCTCTATCGTTTCCATTGGTAGAGCTTCCCTTACTCTCGTCTCCTCTCCTCTCCTCTCCCTTGGAGTCCGTAACGGACGCCTCGACGGAATCCGTAACGGATTCGCGACGGATCCGTGCGCGCTCCGCAGCGGCATCCGTGGCGCGCTTGGTGCGCTCCGACTGTCGGGCCTTTTTCTCCCATGCTTCCAAGGCCTTCTCGGCCACGACGCGATGGTATAGACGGCCATCGCTGCACCGCACAAAGCCGCGCAGCGCGCCGCCCTCGCGGACCCGCTTCCAGGTCGCAAGATCGCGCCCGTACCCGGTCAGGCGGGCAAGGATCGCGTCGTCGTCGGGCAGGGAGGCGGCGGGGACTTGGTGCCAAGCCGCGCACCACGCCAGGACGGCGGCCCGGAACACCTCGGCGTCCTCGACGCCCGCGAGGTCGCTGTCGCGCAGGCGCACGACGTCGAGCGGCATGTAGTGGAAATTCCGAAGATCGACTTCGGCTGGTACGAGCGGGTCCATCAGCGCCCTTTCGACGTTGATCCGGCCCGTCACGCGCGATAGGTTCGGCGCGCCATCGTGGCCGGACTGGTTGTGGCAGTCCGTTGCGCCCCGCCCGGTTCCAGCCCGGCGGGGCGCGTCATTTCTAGCCCGGCTATCGCCTGCCGTCCAGCAGCGCCCAGACGATGATGCCGATCACGACGAAATCCTGCCATCCGAGAACCATTGCTTCCTCCGTTCGGGTTGAGTGGCGGGAGCGATCCATCCAGCAAACGCACCGGCCAGGGGCTGGTTGACGGGCTAGGCCCGCTGGATCGCTTTCAGGTTCCGCGGCCCGCCGGCCACGGCAAGGGAGGGCCTGGCCTGTTCCTAGATCCCGAGGTCGAGCTGGACGCCCAGCCGGTCGGCGTAGAGCGTCACCGCCTGCAGCCGCTCCTGCTCGCGCGCCCGCTTGCGCTCGTCGCGGCGCAGCTGCACCACGCGCACCAGCGCCGCCGGGTCATAGCCCGCACTCTTGATCTCGATCTTCAGCTCCTTGAGGTCCGCGCGCGCTTCGTCGGCGGCGTCGAGCAGGCGCGTGAGGCGCTCGGCGTAGCGGGTCAGGTCATCGTTTTGCATGACGAACCTCCGCTGCTGTGGGACTACCCTCCTTCGCAGCGCGCACATCTTCCGCGCGCAGCTTCAGCCTTCCCAGAACGCGCAACGCAGGCAGCGCGCCGCGCCGGATCGCCGTCCTGACACCGCCAGGTGTCATCATCAATTCACGCGCGGCCTCAATTGGAGTTAGGTATTCGCTCTTTTTACTGTTCGTACTCATCGGTCATCTCCTCTAGAAAAATCTCGGCGCGGGGATTGTCCCGGTCGAGGTGATGGTACAGGTGCATTTCTCTCACCGCGCGGTCGTTGCGGTAGACGCGGCCCTGCAGCGCGTCGAGGATCAGCGACGGATCGAGGTCCGGTCGCCGCGAGGCGTAGAAAATGTGCGCCGTCATGCGGATCGGCGCGAGCAGCTGGTCCTGCGCTGGCAGTTCCGGCACCTGACGAGCGACAGCCTCGATATACGCGAGCCCCTTCTCGCTCTTGATGACCCGCAACTTCGACCCGAACCGCACGATGCGGCGGCTGTTGGCCTTGCTGGCGGGCTCGCCCAGGATGACGCCGCGCCACGTTCTCACGGCGACCCTCCTTCCGCGCTGCGGCTCTCGGCCAGCATTGCCCCGCTCGACCCGGTCATGCTGCGCTCCACCAGCGGCGGCGTCCATCGCAGCAGGCGCTGCGGGCGGATAAGATGCGCCGGGATGTCCTCGTACCTGCGGCCGCGCATCAACTTCGGCCAGAGCTTCTCGGCGCGCGCGACGCAGGCCTCGGGATCGGTTGATCGCGTTTCGGGCTCGGCAATGTCCTCGAAGTCCGCGATGGTCGGCGCGATGGGAGCCACCGTGCGCCCGAGCGCGAGCGCTTGTCGGCCCGTGTCGGTCAGCCGAACGCGCGCCTTGCCGACCTCGATCAGCCCGCGCCGCCGCAGGCTGTGAACGCCGCTGTGCAGCCGCACCCGATGCGTGATCTGCGCGCCCCATGCGAGCCACGCATCGATCGGCGCCTCGCCGCCAGCCGCGTCGAGGTACTCGACGACGAGCCGGGTGTATCCGTTGCTGACAGCAGCCTTGAACCGCGAGCCGCGATGCACCTTCTTCGCGGGCGTGAACCAGTAGGTCCAGCCGCACTCGGGCGGCTTGCGCGGAGCGTAGTCGCTGTCTACCAGCTCGCGGCGCTTCAAATGCGCGAGGGCCATCAACACCAACCCCCTGTCCATGCTAGCCAGCACTTCGCACAGCCGCTGCGTCGAGGCGCGCCCGCCCTCGGCCCGCAGCGCGTTGGACACGCGCTCGATCGCGGTGTCGCGCTTCATCGCCGGGCCTCGCGGCGCGTCGCGGCGACCGGATCGAACGCAAGCCGCTTGGCGCGCGCGATGCGGAAGGCCTCGAGTTGCCGCGCGGCGGGCAACCGCTGGCGGCGCTTCCAGTTGGAGATGGCCTGCGGCGTCGTGCAGAACGCGCGGGCGGTGGCGTAGGTGCCGCCGAGGGCGGCGATGAACTGGCTCAAGGTCATCCGCGACGGCTACTACACGCGCGGTGTAGAGGTCAAGCACACAATTTCGCGGAGAGCG